TCTTGACCGCGAACAACCACGGGCGAGAAGAATCGCTGCTTTGCAAACAACTTCTTGGCTTCATCGCCGGCACCAGGGGTGCCATTTTGGCCTTCGTTCCATAGATTGGAAGCGAAGTCGCAGACGGGGCAGAGTTCCCCGAAGTTGCGCTTTGGACACATAACGGAGTTGTTCTTTCCGCTAATAGTCATATAGTGGAAGTGATAATCCTTGAACGGATCTCCATCTTCTGTCGGCAGAATGCGAACAGTCTGCTCTCCTTCTTGTGGCTTCCAGAATACGGAAGAACCACCGCCGTTGCCTTTGAGGGCAGACAGCTTTGCTTTCATTTTGTTAAGATCTAATCCCATAGTAACCTCCAATGTTGATGATAGTATTATACTACTGTTTCGTCGATTTGTAAAGTGTTTTTTTCATTTTCTCGATATTGTATCATCGAGGCATTCGCAACGCAGTAAACGTAGTCGTCTGCATAGTCCGTGGCGTACACGCCGTAGGATACGTCATATTCTGATTCTTTTTTCACATTTTCTGTAATCTTTCTCATTAGTGTTCCGTCAGTTTCGAGCTTCTTCTTATTGATAGCATAATAATACCTCATTTCTCTTATGCTGTCAAGAGGAAAAAACAGTTTTTTTTCATTTTCTAAAGTAGAAACCCCGATTGTCGAGATTCTCGTATGTTCCTTGAAGCCTGAGTAATTCTTGATCACCGGTTCGTTGTTGTTATAAACATTGATCATGTGGAACGTCGTAATAATCAATTGATTTAATTTATCATTGTAACCTATAATCGGAACTTCGCCTAGGACACCCTCAAGCTGGGGGTTGGAAACAAGATAAAGCCGCTCAAAAAGCGCCGAACGAGCATATTCCTGAAATACATAATAGGTCGTTCTTTCTTGAAGTTTCCTTTTCCCAGAGAGCATGTTGAAATCGGGCTCAATGTAAAGGATGCTTGTCTTGCAGTGCCTTAGCTGTTCAAGTATTCTCAGAGCGGCTCCCGAGACGTTTCCCGAACCCCCAACAACAAACAACACATCCCCTGTTACATGGCCGAGAAATGTCGACGAACTATCAATATGAGCCTCATACTCCTCTGGTGTGTCATATTTCGGCAAGAAATGACTGCGGGCGCCGTAAATTCCGTTATCAATCTTAATGATATTGTACTGAGGGTATTGTGCAAAACAATCCGCTATGTTACAGCCGGCAGAGCCCAATCCTATTATAGTTTCCATTCTTTCATATCTCCGTAGTTCTTGCCGATGCTCATTGAGGATCGAAAATCTCCAAAAATTGTCTGGGGGAAAATTTGGCGGATCTCGCTTATAGAACTAACTTCACTTTTGTCGAAATCAATAACCATACTGTCATGTATCAAGAACGCTATAAATGACTTTTTATCTTTCAAAAAGTCTTGTACTTTCATTGCCTGCTTCATAAATAGATCACTCGTCGTACTCTGAATAATATAGTTGAAAGCATGGTAGTCATCCGACTCAATCTCTCTATCAAATATCGTTTTGACTTTGCCGTTAGAAAAGAAACGATCCTTTACTAGTCCTCGGTCGTAGTAACGATTCGTTAACTTGTCCTCTGAGTTTGGATTGTAAAGCCACGCAAACACTCTCTTTTTCGCTTGCTCCCTCGTCCCTATGCCTCGGTATATGTTCTTGACGTTCCACTCATGGAGGTCCATAGAGGGCTGTTCCTGGCCGTTTAGAGCCAAGGCGGTGCGGAGTTCGGCAGCGTTGAAGTCAAGCTCCAAGAAGCAGTCGTTTGTAGGCTTGATGATGCTGCGAAACTCCTTCTTCATCGTGAGAATCGGGAAACTCCCGTTCATCGTCGACAATCGTCCTGTTTTTGTCCCGTATATATTATAATTGATATACGCATGCGAAGGATCGTTCTTTTTCAGGAAGTCTCGCAGCTTTGATGTGATCGTGACACCGTCAAGATTGACATTCAAGTTCTGATGTCTGATCTGAGTCGTTATTTTCGTCATTCCCAAAATGATATCATAATTCTCTGGTTTCTTGAAGGTGTTAAACACATGTTCTGTGATTTGATTGCGGAGATCATAATAAACAAGCAAATATCGCTCTGGAACAAGATCGAAGAAACAGTTTTGCCTCAAGGAAATCTTTGCTTCCACAAACGAACGATGATACGCCGCCATTCGATTACTAATCTTCCCCCATTCTTCTTTTAGGTGTTCTGGACAAACTTGATCCAGCGATTTGCCGCCACAATAGATCTTTGCATACTCAATGTCGCGACTCTCCAGAAATGCTGAATAACTCCATGTCCTTGAGAGGTCGCCAGGTAGTTCATCTGTGATCTCTCCGTTGAGATAGATCGCGATGCATTGATCTTTGTCGTCTAGGGTCTGAAACAACATATACTACAATATAATAACAAGACTTTGAGGTCCTGTCAAGTACTTTTTCTAATATCTTGTCGGATCGACTATTGTAACACTTCTGGTCGATTCATCTTGTGCGGTGATCCTATACAACGCTGCATGTGTGTCAGAAGTGTGCTCTCGCCCAACCATGGGGCCCAGTTCTGAATGGATGTGGTAGTATCCAACATATTCTTTCCCATTCGAATAAGCATATTCTCCACCAACCGTGTATAGGTTTTTTGTAGCCATGTATGTTTTGGTGCCAGGATCTAAAAACGGCCTTTGTTGGCCCAACAGTTGCTTGTTGATGTATTTCGCTGCCGCCTTAATATTGTGGTGTTTCCTAATATTCTTTGCCCTCTCTATAATATTTTTTATCTCGACCTTTGACATTTTTTTCGAAAGTTCTTCGTGGCGAACCCTAACATATAAATCTAACCAATAACCTGAACCATAAACATTTTCAAACTCTGCATCCGACATCGGAGTTCTGGTTATTACTTGCCCCTTTGAGTCACGGCTCAATGGTTGTGAGGCCAAATAAGATTCATAAAATTGCTTCAAATAAATCCTCAATGCAGGTATATCGTATAGCCATGACTTAACATAACATTTTTTATAAATGTTGTCAACTGTTAACGCGTACCTGCTCATGTAAGCCTGCATATTTAAAGAGTTGATGTCAGCAACCAATCTCCACGGGGCATTCTTATCAATCATAAACCCGTGCTTCCTGGCCTTTGCCATGTATGAACTAAAAAACCTACTTTGATACCACCCTTCATGTTTAGGTAAATCTAAAGCGTGCCCTTCTGCTCGAAGATCGACACATAAACCGTTAATGCTTGGAGAACATGTCAAGCTCTTCACAAGGTTTGTCCTCGTCACAGGAGAATTAACAGCCGTTCGTGAAATGAAATGTAAAAACATATGTACAAAATCGTCAAAGTTAACCACCGGATTCCCAGCTTTTAAATTTATTGGAAGATATGAAGAAGCAAAGTTTGTATATATGTTTTGTATGTGAGCGTGATAAATGGTGTTTATATTAATCCAGGCGGCCAGGGGAATTAACCTTTTTGGATTCAAGTGCGGATCTTCCCAAAAGGCAGGGTTCTGTTTGTTTTCACCAATAAAATCACTTTTGAAGCGCGAATAAGCATCAACCACAAAATTTAAGGCAAACACTCCCTCGCTGGCTGGAAATTGTTTTAACTTTTTTCGAGTAGGATAAACGGCATGACCCCTACTATCTACCCTCCCATATAGACAGTCGCCGTACCAAAAATCAATGGTGTTGTCTTTGCCATCGTATTTCTTTTTATACAGTTTCCTCTGCTTAAAAAGATCACGGGCGCCTAGGCTATTTTCACCTTTAGGCTTTCTCCTTCCTCTAGCCATCGTCTTCTCCTGCTCCTATGGAATATCTGGCAAGCCCTGAGCGCGGCGTTGTCTTATCTCTTCAAAAAGGGCCATCCTAACATCGTAGTCCATACTGGATATTCTCTCACCTCTCCAAGTACTAGGAAGGGGTCGACCCCCATATTCTGAGTAGCGTTCTTGTTGCCATGTGTCCCAAGCTTCTTGCCTCTCGTCCGGATCGTCGATGTCAAACGCGATTCGGCGGCCCTGTGGATCGTGAGCGGCCCGGGCCGCGCGATTCTCCTGTTGTAGTGTTCTGTTTTCTACCTCCGCTACTGGCGTGCCGGCAATCGTAAGAGTTGTTGTTGCTGGGCTGGGAGGTGTCGGCTCTGCACAAGGATCGTCGTCACACTCATAATCTCCAATCCCAGTTCCAGAAGCCACCCAGAAGCAGTTAAGGCCAGTTTCGTATCCTACGTCTCTAATCGTACTGTCAACATCGATAATTTGATAATATCCGCCTATCCCCAGCACGGAAGACAATTTCGTCGACATCATCGGAGACGACAACCCCATTGCAGTAGGGTTAATATATATTATCTGCCCGGGCTGAAACAAATTGTTGCCATATAACATTATATCAGCATCATATTTGTCCCTCAACTGTCCCATTCCCATTTCTCCCTCTCTTTCCATTCTCGCCTCCCTGGCTCCTTGAACTTCTGTCTTCTTAAACTTGATCGATTTAACCAAACCCCTGTCGTTTCCTATGTTTAACCAATATATACCATCTTCTTCGTCGCGTTCTGGTGAATCTGGCTCAGTTGCAATGCGCTGGGGTGAGATATACTGATCTGACGACACAAGCATGTACTCATATTGCCGGCGATCTTCTACCCTGGCAGACATGGGAAGGTTAGGTATTTCGCTCTCGAAAACAATCCTCCCATTATCAGGGAGGCGAGAGTTGTTCCCCTCGTCACCATAGGCGCTAACGTGGGAAATTGTTATGTTTGGTCTTCTACCAAAATCGCGCGCGGCGCAGGCGGACCCCAAGGCCGGCATAACAATATACGAAAACAACTCCTTAATAAAAGTCTTAAATGGCCACTCTTGCCTGTTCCGGGCGATTACTCTATCGGTGAAAAATTGCAAAAACAAATGAAGCGATATGGGTATGTCAGCTATATTGACCAAATATCGGTTGGCGCCAACACGCAGCGCCTCTCGTTGCCCCCCAGACACTGGGGCAAGGTAGTTGAGGCCGTTGTTTCTAAACGACGGAAGGCCGACGAGGGCTGTCCCTATGACAAGCCTTAGATTTTGAAGTTCTCCTCTGTCAGCATTAGAAGTGCTCCTTAATTGACGCAGAACAATGTTAATCAAGGCACCGAGCCGAAACCAATAGACCCTTCTTTTTCCGTCGTTTATTGGAAGTTCGGGAATATCCTCCATAACATCAGGGGCAGCCGGATCGGATTGATCCTGATCTCCCGCCTCCTGCTGCATCTCGGCCCTCATGTTCGACAAGTAGTCTTCAATAATTTCATCGCCGGGCCCAGTGGAAGCTCGGCCGACGCGACCTGAGTTGGACAACTCATATGCAAACACCTCCTCCCAATTGACAGCCAAAGACCCTACTTGTCCTATAGTATTAAGTTCGACCTCAAAAACTCTCTCGTCGACATCAAACCAATATGTGTCACCCATCAACTCTCTCAATATTCTATTGTAGGTGTTCGAAAGAATGACTGCTTGATGGCGACGAACCTGTTCAAGCTCATCCTGTATTTGCTCTTCTGCTGTGTAATCATTAAGGCCGAATGTCCACATGCTGGTGTACCATGGGTGATCTAGATCCCCCCTCACAGAAGGCCCCCCATCGGCTGGACAGGAATCGTCTTCAGGCGGCATTGCACCCTCTGTCCCATCATCATCCTCGGCTCGGGCCGCATCAAGTTCGCCGGTGAGTTGTTCCATACGGGCGTTTAAAATCGCTGTTGATTCGTCCAAAGTCATAGAGTCAAACTGAGCGCGGGAATATCCCATTTGTCGAAAAATATCAAAAGCAGCGTCTCCGCGAAGCACGAGGCCAGCATCAGGAAACAGAACATTAGAATTTCTAGATGTTAAAAGAGCTTCGATAGCAGCGTGATATTCCAACTTCAACTCTATTGTCCCATCTTCTCTAAAGTCTAAATCATGAGACAACAAGCTCAACAACAATGTTGTTCCAACCCCCTCAATCCTATCACGCAAGTCTGAACTAATCACGCCGGCGTCGACCATAGCCCGATCAACAGTCCAGCCCAATACCGCTTTGATGCGATAATATTTACTATTGTACTGCTCTCTATCTCCATCTCTGAACTTTGCGGCCCTGAAAAATAGGTCTATGTAGTTTGCTGCTTCGTAACGGCCCCCTTCTTGCGTGGCAGCAGAAAACCCTCCACAATTTAGATTTTCTGCATCAGCTTGCAGAATATGATCTATAAGATCTTCGCTAACCAGATCAGCAAAACTTTGAAATTGTAATGTCAATGTTGCTTTGATGTTGTTATCAACTTCTGCAGTATTTGTCCCTAATAATTTCCAATCAAAACTCTTAATCCCCACACCCTGGGCGCGTCCAGTGGCCCCGGTTGTTAGCGAAGAAATATCCCCTTCAGTAATGTGAGTATTGAATCTGAACGGTATTGCTTGTGGTTCCAAATCATCTGCGCCACTATATATCATCTTATAAAGCTTTAGCTTTGGCATCACCGCTGCCATTTGATCAGTTCTCAATGCAAAAAGTTCTTGAAGATCTGGTCGAGTGACCAATTTATTGAGTAAAGTAGCGGGGCTCGCATTATACACCTTCACAAACTCGCTGTAGGTCTCCCAATTTACACCAACAGCCGTAGCAGACACATCACTGGTGCTGGATTCGCCTTCGCTCTCACTATCACCTTCTACGGCCTGTTGAAATTCTTCCGTGCGATCCTGGCGGCTGGTGTCGCCCTCAGTACTACCTTGAGTCAGAATATCAATAAAAGACATCAAAAGACATTGTGACTTTTTTCTGATATTGGCTTCCGACATGTTAAACTCTAAATATTCTTAAGATTTCTTCTAGTGGAGACGGAACATAGATAGTTTCTCCCAACCTCACATGAGACTCTGTGGGTCTTTTATTATACCAGGCAATGACCCACCAATATTTTGCATTGCCATAATGCTTGTGAGCCAGTTTGTAGTATCGATCGCCAACTTTCCAAATATGTGTCAGCCTAGCCAGGCCCCCTATCTCCCGGGGCGTCGGGTGTCTCAATCTCGGAGTGGCATAATGGCGGACCTCACCCACGTCCCTATCTTCGAAGAGATCCCTGTAACTAGTAAATCGATTCCGAATAATCTTGCGTGCTAAATATCTCACAACCTAACTCCCATCTTACGACCCTTCGCCAGGGCCATGCCCGGAAAGGCCCTCCTGCATGGCCGTGACAACGCCGAGATCAACGGCGCCTAGATTCCCACGTGACAAAAGATCATCGGCGCGGGCTTGCATTTCTGCCATATCACTATCATTAATGCCCGAGTCGGGCTGCGCCGCGGCGTGGACCATCCGATTCATTCCGCGAACAAAGTTGTCAATCTGCGCCTGGTTGGGTCTGTTACTGTAGGGAAACTCTGAGTTTGTTTTCCACACACCGTACTGATCAAACCCCAGATCGTGTGTGTGCAATACCGTGAAAGTACAACCAAGTTCAATCGTTTTCGGATACAAACCATGACCAACAGATTCCCCGGGCGCTGTGGATTCTCTAACATGATCTTCCACAAAGCCATCTTCCAGTACTGGCTTGTTCGTAAACCCATCAACATATCCCAAGAGACCGGTACCCGCAACATCCACACTACCATAACTATCATCACCAAAAGCACCATCAGCTTGATTGGCGTCTCTGGCCAAATTCATGAACCTCAACTTCAACAAAGGGGGTCCGGCAATATGAGTAGAGCTTTGACCTCCGCTTTGGTATGAGGGGTAAAGAAAACGAATCAAAGCAGAAACCTTCCTCAAATTAATTATTGCGCCATCGTGATCTTCTGCTACTACTTTCCACCCCAAGTTTATTTTCCTTCCTGTTCTCTTAAAAGTAGATAGTGGATCCATTCGACCAAAAACTGGTTCTTCATTCCATTCAGAAGTAAAGACATCTTCGAAGTTTGTCAAAAACGCATGAAAAGAGACAGATTGGCCACTTATCAAGTGATGAAACTGTAAATATTGCCCCTTGCTCGCTAAAGCATCAGGGGCCGAACCTCGGGTACCGGGCGTCGCGGCCGTCGAAAACAAGCCCGCATCACCAGTTTCATCTTCATTTAAATATCTCGACATTATCTCCCCCTTATCAAGCTGCCTTCAAATCATATTTCTCATTGATTAGCTCAATGACTGTCTTGGCAAATTGTCTCTTATCTATTTCTAATATTACCGTCTTCGGTTCCGATTTTCCGCCTGTGCCGGCGCCACCTGAGCCCAGGCCTGCGCCCTGCAATATCTTAACTAGGTTGTCGACCGCTTTATCAAAGAGAATCATATTGGTAAATCCCAATTTAATGGAAGAAATTTCCTTAACTATCTCAACCATCTCTTTTGCTGACGTCATGGCCACTGGAGTTACAGCTTCTGCAAGGTCGGTCATCTTGCTCATTATTTGCGTCAATATCAGACCCCTTATGATAGGTACTTCATCAACTGCATCAGCTAAGCTTTCTACACCAACAGCAGCAATACTCAACCGGATTCCCGTTGCAGGATCTAGAGATTCCATATGCTCTGTCAACTGTTCGAAAGCTGCAATCTTCTCCAGGGACATGCTTTTAAAAGCCGCGGCGATATTAGACATACCACTAGCAACGGCCGCGAGGCCAGCTGTGGCCCACGGCATGAGCATGGCAAAACCAATAGCTGAGAATGCACCTGCAAGAGCCATCAAAGCATAAGAAATGGCGAACAATTGCGCTGGTGGCACTGCTGCCAGTTGTTTAAACATCGTCGCAATCCCTTCAGCAGCCAACATAACCCCGAAACCCATCATAACCGCTGCGGCCCCTACTGCGAATGCAACCAGTGCGAGCATGCCTAAACCTACTGAGCCACTGCTGGCTGCCTTTCCGAGAAGAAAGACGCCGGCAGCAAGAATGAAAATACCAATATAAAGGGCGGGAGAATGCATCGGCGCAAGAATATACATAGCCAACATGGCGAAGGCGGTGGCTATAAGGCCGACCCAACCCATGGAAGTTTTAGTGGCTAGGCCAAGTATAGTGATTGCGCCGGCGAGAATAAAGACAGCTTCGGATGTGTTAAGTCCTAATTCCTTCAAGCCGAAAAAAGCAGCAACCACCAAGGCTATAAAACCCAGAGACTTCATTATGGCTACGCCGTTCGCGGTGATAGCTGTGGTCAGGCCTATAAAGGCCTCCGAGACCGCGTGAGCAACAGCTGCAGTCGTGCCGGAGATTATTTGCCAGAGCCTCTGCCCAATGGTGTTTCGGGCGGCGGCGACAGTATTTGTTTCGATTAGGGAGGTCTGCGTTATGATTATAGCGTTTTTAGTAGCTTCTATCGTGATCTGCGTGCCCGTCGCAGCGACATCAGCAACAGCGGCGGCCTTCTTTTTCGCGAGGGCCATCGTAATCAAAAAGACTGCAATGGCAAAACCGGCCGCAACTGGAGTTGATACATCAAGCACATCACGAAGAAGCATAAAAACTCCGATGGCAGCACCGAATGCGCCCAGAGTTCCCCAGCCGGTCGTGTTTAGCATCTTCATATAAAAAATGATACCAGCCAGTGCCGGAAGAAAGAGTGGCCCGGTAAAGCCTTGGATTGACATAATAATATCCAAAACAGCGTTCATGATATCGACTATTGGGCGAGTGGCAATTGCCAAGGACTCCATGGCATTGGCCAAAGATTCCTGTGCTGATGTGTTCTGGCGGGCTCTTTCCGCCATCTCTTCTTGGCTCATGGCGCCGGCGCTGGACGCTGCTTGTTGACGATCATATGCTGCCAAGCTTGTATCAAACATTTGATTAGCCAAAGCCATATCTCTGATGCCTGCAGCATTCGCAACTGCCTGTCTTTCAAACCTACCCATCTCTGACCAATTTCGGCCCGAAAGCTCAATCGATTGAATCAGCATGCGGATTCTTTCGTCTTCTGAGGCGTTCAACAGATCCACAGAGTTCAACAGATCTCCACCCAATATGGCATTCAAGCGACCAGCAGCATTAGCCGCATCTTCAAAAGTATCAAACTGGCCGACAACGCCCAATAACGATTGTATATCTGCACCAGTGGCCTTTGCGGCTGCAGCCACGCCCTTAAACACCTCCACAGCGTCATCACCGAACTTACCCAACGTTGGAAGTGCAGCATTAAAACCCTCTATCATCTCTCCAGGCAACATGCCGAGCGCAGCACCGGTGGCCATCAACTCTCTGGCGGTATGTTGTGCCTGATCTGCTGTCATTCCCAGCGAACTGGTCGCAAGGTTAATAAACGTCGCCGTCGAACCAGAACTGACACCCAGCCTATCCATTGTAGCGGTAAATTCAACCATTTGCTGTTGTGCTTCTTCGCTCATGAGAGTGAATTGACGGAAATTGGCGAACAACTCCTGTGTTGCCGCAACAGCATCTTGAAAGGATACTCCGAGAGCAGCTGTCTCGACACGAGTCTCCATGATGACATCGTCAAGTGAGCCGGCTGCGCCAGTTGTGCGGTTAAAGGAAGCATATGCAGTATCGGCTGCAAGAGCCATGTTGATTGTAGATTGGAAAACCTTGCTAAAAACACTAGCAGCAATATTCATAGGATCTAGCGTTTTATCCAGCTGCATACCTATGGCCTCTAGAGAGCCCCCCAGGCCGCCAAGCTGTCCATAAGCATCTTTTAATTTAAAAAGGGTCGAATCTTCTACTCTCGCCCCCAGGCCCAGGAATGCGCCGCCGAGAGAGGCAACGCCATTCATGATTAGTT